TGACCTTGTGCTTCGCCTCCGAAGACAACGATACAGTAGATGCAAAGTTTTTTGCATTGTTACGTACCGTATCGAGGAATCGTCCCTCGTCTGATCCGTTAATGACATAGAAGTCTACTCCCAATTGATTGCACAGTGCCTTCGCAACTGTAGTTTTACCACACCCAGCAGGGCCAGATAAAAGTAAATTAGGTACTTCACCCGCTTCCAAAAACTCAAGAAAAGTTTTCTTGGTTGCTTCTGGAAGGATACATTCTTCAATAGTCTTGGGTCGATATTTTTCAACCCAAAGGAATTCATCCCTCATAATTTCTCAATCTCACATAATAAGGTGCTAGAACATGGGTGTTGAAGTTTTTATCAACAATACCCCTTTCTAGATTTAACTCTTGGAGTAACCCCCAATCATCAGTATCCCCAATAAGGATCTGAACCCATTGTACACCATCTTCAAGTAATTGGACAGCCTTGTCTTGAGATTCTGTCCAATCTTCATATTCTTTTTCAAAGGTGATGTTCTTAGGATAAGAATCATCTAATCCGCATACTTTGTACTTGGTCATTTGGATTCCAATGTCGAATTACGCCAGCAGTAATAAAGCAATTAGTAACAAGATAACTGATAAAGATAATACTCCTAACAATGCAGACTGCATTATCGTACTTTGAAGTTGTATTATCCGAGAAACTTCCCAAGGCATACTTCCACACTCTCCATAATTTAATCATTTTTCTATTAGTCCATCTAATGATGGTATTTCAATTAAGTTGCGGTACTCTTCATGTAGTTCGCACCCAACATAATCCCTATTTAGAGACCTTGCAACCCTAGCAGTTGTACCAGATCCCATAAATGGATCTAATATAATATCACCAGACTTACTACCTGCCTTTATACATGGTTCAATAAGATCAGGTGGATAAACTGCAAAGTGTGCTCCCTTATATGGTTTATTAGTTACTCTCCAAACAGAACGTTTATTTTTTGTTGGGTAACTCTTACTTAACCCTGTGTGAGGGGATAAACCAGTGCCAGCATTGTGATACTTACCTTTACTACGATCTCTAGTACCCCAGTCTTTAGCAGGTTCTTTAATCGCTTCATTGTCATAATAATACTTTTTATTTTTACTCAATAAAAAAATGTATTCATGTGACTTAGTACATCTATCTCGTACTGACTCAGGCATAGGATTAGGTTTGTGCCATATAATATCCTGACGTAGATACCAACCATCTGCTCTAAGAGCAAAAGCAAGCATCCAAGGAATACCAATTAAATCCTTCTCCTTTAATCCTTCTAATTTATTACCACGTTTATTACACTTATCTGGTAAATCTTGTTTAGTTTTACTTACCGACTGCTTAGGATATGATTGTCCTTTACCAGGTCTATAGTTGTAATAACTATCACCTATATTAACCCATAGTGTACCATCATCAGTTAGGCAATCTCTTACCAAACTAAAAACTTCAACTAAATTTTGTATAAATTCTTCAGGTGATTGTTCTTGACCTATTTGATTCTCTTCTCCACCATAATCCCTAAGACCATAATAAGGCGGTGATGTTACACACATCCTCGCCTTATCGGTGTGAGACGCAAATTGTTTTAAGGTCTCCCTACAATCCCCATAGAGGATAGTATTTCTCATTACTGGAAGGATGAATCAGGTTCTAGTGCAATAAAGTATGTAAGTTCATAATCCTTACACTTAAATCTAGACAATAGTTTTTGAGATACAACAACATCATATGTACCAGGTATAATCTTAATATTCTCTACTTTAAAGTTAAATACAAACTCTTTATCTGTCTCACCAACTGTGATAGCAAAGTCATTAGAAGTATCATTCTTCTTATCTCGTACAAGAATCTTAACCACACCTGCTTTACCAATAACAGATAAATCAGGTAACTGATAAATCCCTGCTGCTTTAAGCAAACGATCTAACTGTTGTGTATTTAATTCAAAAGATACATCCTCACTAGGAAGATCTAAATTCTTATCTGGAGGTGTAACTATTACACTAGGATCAGCAAAGAAGTATTTGGATCTCATCCTACCTTCTTTGATAACAACATGACCTTCATTCTCAAAATCTAAATCTGGATTCTGATGCAATCCCATACCATTAAGGAATTGATTCAAATCATAAATTCCAAAATCTTTTGGAAATGATTCATTGACTTCTGCTTCTGCAAGAATATTCTTCATTACAGAAATAGTGCGAAGTTTACTACCCTCTTTAAAAAGAATAGATTGATTGATGTTGCTAAAATTCTTCAGTAAATTAACAGTTTTATCAGAAAGTTTCATAACGAGTATTAGTGTAATCAGGTTCTTTAGTGTTGCCACTAAAGTAATAAAGGAGTAAGCAATAATGCATTGCTTTTAGGATGTCTTGCTTTGCAGTCCCCTTCTTATCATAGCGACTCAAATACTTAATTGCATTAGATCGACAGAATGATTCTGCATCACCTACAGAGTGAATAAGATCAAGAGTTTGAGTATCTGAATTTTTGTTTGTGTAATGCCCTCTATAAGTAGAAGCAACGTAATCTTTAAGATCTGCAATACCTAAATCTTCTTGATACTTTTGAGATTTAAAGTCAAGATTTGGTGTAGGTTTTGGATCGTGAGCATCAGCAAATGTTATAGTATCTGGAGAAGCAAGGGGATTACCAGTAATACTGGTATCATCACCCCAATCTGGTACTGCTCCAAAAGTAACAACATCAGAACCAATACCAGTATCAATTTTGATCTCCTCTGCTGCCCCAACCATGTTATCTACTTGGAAGTCAACTGCACTAGCATAATCAAGATTAATATGATGTGCTATTTGATCATCATTATCTGCTAGAGGATCAGTAGGGAATGGATTTGGTCTATCAGGATCATTCCTATCATAATCATACCAATACTTAGAATGCTTTGGTTCAGGATTAATTAGATCATACTCATCACTCTCTTGAGGAGTGATGGTAGTTGATTCAGGTTTTGGATCATACTCATCACTCTCTTGAGGTGTCACTCTATTCTCGTCACCCATAGTAGAAGTCATACTTTTCTCCTAATATTATACCAAGGATTCCTCTTCTTGTCCATCTTCTGCTGGTACAAAATCAGGGTCAACTTTGTCATAGAGTTCCATGAAGGACTGCTTGGTCTCATCATCAAACCTATTAAGACACATCTTGATTGCTTTCTCTTTGTTATTAAAGATACTATACGCTCTAATAATGTGTGTCAAACGACGAGTTGATATAACTTCATCTATACCACCATCAAAGAATGTCTTACGGATGATGTCTGCCCAGTCTACAAGACGCTTACAGAACACAGTATTCTCACATGGTTCTCTAGTATCTAATAGTTGGATACCAACTTCTACTGCCTTTGCAGTAAGGATCTTATGCTCAGTAACAGGATTAGGATACTGTTGCTCAAAGGTTACACAGAATCTCTCCAAGAATGCTTCATTAAGAACATTAGTTCCAATAAATCTTCCATCCTCAGATCCCTTACCTTTGGTATTAGCAGTAGCGATTACGTTAAATCCATGAGCAGGTTTGATAAACTTACCAATCTTTTTAACGAATACTCCCTTACCTTCTAGGATTGACTGGAGGCACAAGATCTTGTTAGAGGCAAGATCAACTTCGTCCAAAAGCAGGACTGCCCCTCTTTGTAGTGCTTCGATAACAGGACCGTTGTGCCAAACAGTACTGCCATTAATAAGACGGAAACCACCAATGAGATCATCTTCGTCCGTTTCGATTGTGATGTTGACACGAATTAACTCCCTATTTAATTGAGCACATGCTTGTTCTACACTAAATGTCTTACCATTACCAGATAGTCCAGTAATAAAAGATGGGTAGAATAATTTAGAACCAATGATTTTCTTAACATCTGTAAAAGGTCCAAATTTAACAAATGTAGCATCCTTATCAGGGATTAAATTTTGTTCGACTGCTGGCATTGCTGCTGGTGCTTGATAAGATTGATTTAGATCTTCAACAACTTGAGTAGTTACTTCCAAATTCCATTTGCCTTTGGTAACTTTAAATTCTTGAATTTTTTTGGTGACAGTTTGATAACCAATATCATTCTTAACGCAAAATACTTTAATGTCGTTAGTGGTAATCTCTGTACCATAATCGGTTTTTAAACCATCAATGACTTGTTCTTTAGTCATTTTAATTTCAAAGGCCATAATGTAATGTTGTTCAGTAATTCTATTATATACGCTATTTAATACTTAACCCTTTTAACTGTTCCAGTTCTTTAACTGTCTCTGCTAATTTTTTTATAAGATCATCTGCTTCTTCAGCAGTAATACTAGATGGGTGACAATGCACACACCTAGCAATCATATCCCATTCGTGTCTCGTAAGCATTATGCGATGAGTTCTACAAACTCACTAAGTACCTTTTTATTTAGTTGCTTATCCTTAAGAGAACGGTTGAAATAACTCTTTAATTGAGACTTTGTTGCTTGTTCTGGAACAACATATTCCATATCATCTGATGCCATAGCACCACTTGACATTCCAATATATTTTTTATATCCATCTACTGGAAGAGAACAACTCTTAAACTTCTTCCATTGTTTTTTTGCTTTATCATAGTCTGCACCATCATAACCACAATAACGATTAATGAAGTAATTAGCATCCCTACTAGGCATAACTCTAATACCAATAAAATTAACATTAGGATGGATGTCATTAACATACTTAAGTAAGAGTTGAGTAAACTCATGATAACGAGGTGGAACCTTATAAGTTCTACCAGTCTTACGATTGCGAAGATAATCTCTATGGGCATTAAGATTATTTTGCCCCATGAATGGTTCTGGTTCCCAATGTCTTTGAACTAACTTATGACGTGGCAAATGATGTGTCTCACCATCAGTCAAAATCACACATTGTACCTTCTCCATTCCACACTCTTTTTGGAATAGTGGAATAATTTTATTGAGAGCAATTACAGTCTCATTCAATGGTGTTCCAGATAGATTCATCCTAGGTGGAATTGGGTATGTTCCATATTCTCTAAAGGCACAAGCAATTCTCCAAATATTTTTCATCTGTTCTTCTAAATCCTTAGGACGACTATTGCTAGTAAAGAACTCCATCAAACTAAATCTATCTTCAACTACAAGTTGCCCATCTTCTGGAGTGTAATGAGATTGAACCTCTATTGGTCTATGAGTAATAGGATCATACTCAAGACGATTATACTCATATGTAAAAGCATATACCTTGAATGGAATATTAACCTTTTTACAAAACCAAATTAGATTGTATAGTTGTTTTAAAGTATCTCTCAAAACATTATTCATAGATCCAGACCAATCAAGTACGAATATTAGTCCATGACTTTGACCTTCTTGGAATGTTGTAACCTTTTTGAATAGGTCATCATTAAACTTATATGTGTGAAGTTTACCTGTATCTAATACACCAGTCTTAGAGGTAGCAGCACGAGCATATGCAGATGCTGCTTTCTTCATCTCAAATTCTTTAACAAGATAGTTAACTGCTTTTTTAGAATCATTCTTTAATTTTGCAAATTCCTTATCTACAGATTCAAAAGTTATCTGTGGATTTCTAAAATAACTATCTCTTGAACTTATACCCAAATCTTCATTTTCTTTTTTTACTGCTTCTTCCCAAACTGCCCATTCCTTTTTAATATAAGAATGAACTTCTTCGTTAGAATTAATAATAGTATCAAGATTTACATCAGGTATTTCAAGATACTCATTAGGCATTGCATCATTTGATATAAGATCTCTAATCTTTTGCTTTAGCATATCATCAGTTTGAACTCGTGGTTCCCCTTCAGCATTTTGTAAAGAAGCACCACTACTCATGTGTTCCAGCAAAGCCTCCACTTTTTCTTCTGGTTTTTGATCTGATTCCTTTCCTCTACCTTCACTAAGATCTTCTAAAGGATACTCTGTATCATCTGTACCTAGGTCAGGACGACCTTCTTTTACATCTCCTTCCTCTTGCTTATTCTCAGCATTATCTTCTCCAGAATCACCTGTCTTTTCTTCCTTCTCCTTTTCAAACTTTTCAATATCTGCTTCAAGAGACATTGATTCTATACTTATTTTCTCACCTTCATCTTCAGTATCTTCCTGATGATCTTTACAATACTTGTATAGAACCTCTGCTGCATTTTCTGCATCTTCAAAAGTCTCAGTATCACCAACAAGATCAACAATCTTCTGCTCTTCTTCGTTAAATGATATTGCCAAAAATGCACCAACTTTATAGTGTAGATTTATTTTATCAGCAAGACTAAGTGCATCAATATCTTCACCATCCAATTCAAAGAAATCATCTTGGAACATTGTTTGATATGCATTATAAAAAGTCCTTCCAAGTCCAAGATACTTACGCTTCATTAACTTCTCAATACGAGCATCTTCTGTAACATTAATAAATGACTGAGGAATACCTTTTTTTGGATCTCTATTAGGTGTGAATAGTGCATGTCCTACTTCATGACCAACCAACATATCATAAACAATCTCATCTGCTCTTTCCCACATAGGAAGTGTTAGTACACGAGTCTGTACATTAAAGCATGCTGTCTCTACTTGTTTATTCTCGATGATTAGATCTTCTGTAGCAAGTAATTTTGCTAGAGTTCCTTTGATTTCTAAATTGACAGACATAGACTTTTTAACTTGTTATACACATTATAAAACCCCTTCCGTGGGGAAGAGGTCATAAGTAGACGCTTTTTTAATTGTCTACGTCTTTCTCTTGCACTACGCAACGCTTGAGGTTTAAGCGTTCGCTTCGGTTCTTTGCCCGAATTGTGCTGCCAGTTAGGTAATTTCATCGAACTTTTTAAGTGAGTCCTTAAGATTGGATGAACAATCAGGAGGTTCAGGTTCTACTATACCATGAATCTTCTTCCATTTGTTGTACATAGCTTGCATTATCCAAGATTGAGAAAGACTCTTAGGACCATTTTCAAGAAGATCTAACTGAAGTTTGTTAGAAGTGTATCCTTTAAAATCCTCTCTCCAATTGGAATCATCAATTGGTTTGTCCATTGATCCAATCCTCCAGATCTACAGTTGGTCTCCAACCAAAGATTAACTTGAGTAAAGTATTCTGAGCAAGTGTTTCTCTTGCTTCACCAATTCTCTCTGGAATATATGTGATTCTACTATCTAGGCATGTAACCATTCTTGCGACTTGATTAACAGAATAGTTTGTACCATTACCTACATTATAAACTTCACCATAATCCTCATCTTTAATGTCTGTAACAGCAGCAAGATAATTTGCATGAACTACATCAGACACATGTGTAAAATCTCTACGTTGTTCACCATCACCAACAACAGTTAACTTCTCACCTGCTGCTCTTTGACGTAAGAAGATACCAATAACAGGAGCATACTGTCCTCTTAATGGTTGACGCTCACCATAGACATTAAAGTATCTAAAGATAACTGTCTTAAGACCAAATAGATCTGTATACATCTTACACAACTTCTCACCAGCAACCTTAGATACTGAATAAGGATTTAAACAATCTTCTGGATGACATTCAGCATTTGGTATCTTACCCATACCATAAGCAGATGATGTAGATGAATACATCACTTTCTTAACACCTGCTTCCCTAGAACATTGTAATACTGTTGTAGTACCTACACAGTTAATCTGAACTGCTCTTATAGGATTCTCAATTGCTGGTTGAATTCTTGCTTCTGCTGCAATATGAAATACGTAATCAACACCATCATATAATGGTCGTGTATTCTCATAGTCGCATATATCAAACTTATGATTCTCTGCTCTATCATTCCAGTAGAACTGATCATGAGCATCAGAATACTCATTGTCAATTACAACTACCTCATGTCCTTCTGCAAGCAGTTTATCTACAAGGTTTGATCCTATGAATCCTGCTCCTCCTGTTACTAATGATCTTGTCATGAT